TTTTTTCATACAGTTCAAATAATTCAGCTATATCATCCATCTCGCCTTTAGATGTTATGCCATACTGCTGATCTGTACCATCATTATGTAGAAACAATTTATGATCTTCCCTACCCATAGCCCTTGCACTCCAGCTATTTAAAGTATCCCTTTGGGAAGACTTTTTAATCTTTGCTTTGTGGTCTGGGAATAATTTTGCAATATGATTCTTAGGTAAAACTTTTCGTATAAGGATGAATGCTGCATCTCTAAATAACATATCTCTAGATTTAGGATCTACATATAGATCAAAAGGATCTGGTTGTTGTAATACAACTTCACCCATTCCATTATCTTGATCTGGATCAACAGTAACCATTATATAGCCTACACCTTTTGTAATGGTATCATTTATAGTATTTGCATATAAGGTATTTCCATCTGAGTTGTTCCAAACATAATCAGATAAGTCTGAAAATACTGCAGCTACATCTGTATCACTACCTTCAGCACCTATTGCTTGCCATCTAGGTTGATTAGCAGTAGCATAATAATTTAACATTTCTACTACAGGAAGAATCCTATTAATAGTAAATGTAGGCATTCCTTGATCTTCTAATGCTGTTCTTTCATCTTCAGATAATTGCTCATCATTAGAAAACTCATACCCTTTTTGATTAGTATATTCCCATTGTTTTCGAGTCCAGTTATTAGCCAAATCAAATAACATTCTTATTTCATCAGCTTTACCTTTAGAAGCTCTCTTCTTTGTATATGCCATTATTCTCCTCTTAATTCAAAATGTGGGAAATCATCAAATTGATTATCATCCACTTCAAAGTTCATGTTCCAGTCACCACCCCATCTAAGTTCGATACCCATAGCTTTTGCTATCCCAAGAACAAATCCTGCAAAAAGGTGGAAACGCTCACGATCATCCCAGTCAATAGGATAAGGGGCCACATCAACAGCCCTACTAGGATTAGCGTTATGACGACCATTTGGATATTTGACTTTTGTTTTTCCTTCTTCAAACAATTTATCTTGTCTTTCAGCACTTCGATGTCCCTCCAGTATGCTACAATCTACATATCTAATTACTTCATTAAATACCAATTGCAATCTATTATCGCAAGTTTCTAATCTTTCTTTTGATCTTTTACCAAACTTAGGCATATTATCTCCTTATGATAATTCGTTAAACCCTTCTACATTTTTATCTATAAACCAAGGAGTATCTCTATAGTCCATAGTTAATTCTTCTCCTGCTGCAATATCTTTGTCAGCATACATTACATATTGATTCCCTTCTTTAACTTGAGTAACATTTTTATTATCTTGATGATTGATAAATTTACCAAGATCGGTTCTTTCTATATCATTTACCCCTGAAATAAAATCTTCTGTAATTAAAGCTGTTCCAACTCTCTGTCCTTTAATTAAATTGTGCTCTGCAAATACTCCTTTACCATGTATATTTGACTCGCCAACATCATAGATTTTATTTTTATCTGCATTATCTTTTGATTTTCTTATTTCAAACTCTTTAAAGTCTCCATTTTTATCTCTCTTAACATAGAACCTTTCATATATTTGAGGAGGTTTAAATCCTGCAATATCTTGAGGGCTTATAGGTCCCATGTCAAGACCTTTTAAATCCCAAAGGTCATACACAAACATATACTCTTCACCTGTTTTTTCATCAAGACTATGACCTATTGTTAAACTTCCACCCCAATCATCAGATCCTAATATTTGAACTCCAGACTCAACATCTGGGCCCAAGTTATACAATCTTTCTCGTATATCATTTTCACTTAGAATCGAATCTCCTATTTTTATCTGATGTTCTAAATGCTTTACAATTCTTTTTAATGGTTCACCTGTAAGAGTAACAAATTGATCGCCTGGTTCAAAATAACCTTTATGACCACTTACTCCGTCAAATCCTGTTG